TGTCACCATATTGCATCATTTTATCAAACTCTTTTTGGTGTTTTTTTGCAAGATTATGCTAATTCTTCGGTAAAGATTCTTGGGAATCCAAATCTAATTTGACTTACATTCTTAGCCTGTTTCATCCACTCTAATTCTTGTTTGTCAAATACTAAAGTGTGCCATTCTTTGTGGAATAGACTGATCCAATCACCAGTATATACTCTTCGTGTCCAATAATCATCTGGTTGTTTTTCATATAAATTGTTAACATTATAAAGTATTTTATCATTATCTAAAACATCTTGTAAAGAAAACGTCCGAATTATTATTTTTTTCATAATAACCAAAGTATAACTATTCAATTTTTTGCAAAAAGTCTCTTGCTTAGAGCGAAACTTTCTGAGGAAAATAAGAATATCGTAAGGTGTGTTAATGGATATCCTCAACACTTTGGTCTAAACGTCGAACAATAGTGTAAGATCCTCCTTTTCTTTGTGAACGTAAGATTTCTTCTTTTTCTTTGTCTACTTCTTGTTGTTGTTTTTTAGCTTTCATATCCTCATTTGCTTTCCAATAAACCGGATGACAAATCTTAAAATTTTTGATCCGGTCCATATTGGCTTTATACCAAAAAACCTGGTCTTCTAGTTTATAACTCTGACTATTTTTATATAATGCAAGACAGTTGAACTTGTCACATGCTTGAAACATCGTTTCTTCGAAAAGTTGACAGTTTGGAAACATACCGGCATACATCTCATACATCTTTTTCCTATTTTGTTTATTGGTATCTTTACAAATAAAAACATAATCAATGTTAGTTCTTAATCTAGGTGGAATACCCACAGGATCCTGTAAAGTAATAATTAAAGTAGTATTAACATGACGACCATTCATAAAAAGGAACTTAATAGTTCGATCATTAACCCAACTTTGAGCGTCAGCCATACAATCATCAAGAATCAAAAAGGCTCGTGGATCAATACTAGGATCAGTTTTAGCTTGACGAGAACGTTTTTCTTGTCTTTCCAAAAAACTCTGCAGCAGTTCGGGGGTAATCTCACTATGAATGAACATATCTGGTACCTTTTCTTTATATGTTAAATTATAACTGTCAGTTGGACTGATAACCATTCCAATGGGAATATGGAGATTATGGGTTAGATAATCTAGAACCAGACAACTTTTACCAGAGTGACGTTTACCTATAAAAACGATAACTTTATTATCACCAATCTTGGACATATTGAATTTCTTTAATTGAAGCTTAGCACTACCATTACCCGACATTTTTTGGGTTTCTATCTATACTATTATACAAAAAATGTCATTAGTTAATTTTTCTTTTTGGGAGCCCTAAAAAGAAAAAAATCATTTTTTCTATAACATTATTTATATCTATCTGTAAATATGACGCTAGACTCTCCAGTAGATCTAAGAGAGTCTATTATCAAGGATTTATTAGTCCATGATATTGTTAAATTTGGTGATTTCACACTAAAAAGTGGTCAAAAGAGTAATATTTATTTCGATTTCCGTTTACTAATTAGTTACCCACAAACTCTCAGTAAAATAGCTAGACTCCTGCCCATGTGCTTTCCCGAACTTGATGGTACTAGTATCGATCTTTTAGCCGGTGTTCCCCTTGGGGCTCTACCTCTAGCTAGCTTTCTCTCGCAACATACAGAACTACCACAGATTTTATATAGGGATACTGTAAAGTCACATGGGACACAAAGGCGAATTGAAGGCAATTATCAAAAAGGACAAAAAGTGGGGGTGATCGAAGATGTTGTGACAACTGGAAACAGTGTTCTTGAAACTTGTCGGCAATTGGAATTGGAAGGTCTAGAAGTCAGTTTTATCTTATGTTTATTGGATCGTCGAGAAGATCGCAAAACTGGACCAGATACTGTACGTTCAATTGGTTATCAGTCAGAATTAGGTGATAGAAAACTGTTAGCATTGTTTACTAAAGCTGATTTTAGAACATAACTAACATATGATGTTCGAGATGAGTGGATATTGCGAAAATAAGATAAAATCCGTCATATAAACTTTGCTATTAATAATAACAAAGTTTGTATAACTTATATCTCTAAGTTAGTAGCATTTCCAGTAATACCATTCTGATATACAGACCATTCTTCATTTGTCTAAAATAAGCGGCCCTAGGATCATCATCAAGTTCTGGTGATATTTCATTTACTCTAGGTAATGGATGCATAACTACTAAATTATCCTTAGCCCTATTTAATTGTTTGACTGTCACTTGATAACTGGAACTAACATCAACTTGATTCAGAATCCGTTCACTCTGAATTCTAGTACAATATAAAACATCAATATCTTCGATCACTTCATCTAAACTTTGGTGAGTAGTCTGTTGAACACCTTGTTCTGTTAAGAATTCTTGTATATTTAGTGGCATATTGAGACCGGTTACTGGCACGTATCGGAGTTTAATATTTTGATAAAGAGTCAACAGTTTCACTAATGAATGAGCTGTTCTCCCATTTTCTAGATCACCTATTAGACAAATAGTCAAACCATTTACAGTACCTCGTTCATTTCTTATAGTATAGATATCCAAAATAGCTTGAGTTGGATGTTCATGATTACCGTCACCTGCGTTAATTATCGGGATCTTTATTTGAGACTGTAGAGATCTTAGTTGTTCTCTTTGCGTTTGATTGGTTCTGACTATTAGACAATCTGAATAGCATTCAAGAGTTTTGACTGTGTCCAAAAATGATTCACCTTTTTGGACAGAAGACGTGTCAATATTCAAATCAACAGTCTGGCCTCCTAGTCTATGAACAGCCGAAATAAAAGAAGACTTAGTTCGCGAGGAGGGTTCGTAGAAAAGGGTTCCCACTACTTTACCATGAAGAATATGGGTTAGGTCTCGTCCTGCTCGTTTATCGCTTCTTAGCTGGTCTGCTCGATCAAACACCAGACTCAATAGTTCTCGATCTAATTGACTAACTTCTAAGAGTTTACATGGAATCTTAGAGATAGTAGATTTAGAAGGTGTAATTGGTTCTTTGATTAAGTCATTGTCATTATCATTGAAAATTTTCAGGGTAATTTGATTAGTTTCGATGTTTTTCAGTTTTGGAGTTATCTCTGTTGAGTTATTATCCTGTAATTGGTGATCTGTTTGTGTTGTTCTTAAATTTTGTCCATAGCCAGGATAAGATAAAATTTGACCATCAACATAAACTATCTTTCCACGAATAACTGTCCGGCAAACCTTTCCGCAAACATCATATCCTGCAAACGGTGTCCAACCCGCTTTGCTAAATGGTGGTTTCTCAGGTATAGTCCATTGATGATCTAAGTCTACTTCGATATAAGTATCGTCACCCTGATCCGGCAAATGAAAGATTCTCTTGGGATTTGTGTGGTACTTTTCAATAATCTGGTCTAGAGTTAAACGACCATTTTTAACCGCTGTTAAAAGCAATGGAAGTGCTGTTTCTAAACCTGGAAATCCAGGTGGAGCTTGACATAACTTTTCTTCTAAAGTATGTGGAGCGTGATCAGTTGCGAAACAGTCAATCCATTCTAGGTTTTCCCATAGAGCATTTTGATCTTCCAATGTCATTAATCTAGGTCTAACTTCACCGCAAGATTTTAGACTTTTTAAATCATTTTCTGATAAAAACAAATGATGAGGGGCCACCTCACAAGTAACCTTAACTCCACATTGTTTACTAAGCTTAATAAGTTCGATTTCCTCTTTCCTGGCCACATGACAAACATGAATGGATCGCTGATGAAGGTTAGCCAAATGTAAAACAGTTCCTAAGGTCTTTTCTTCTGCGTGAACACAAATGGGTTTGTCCAAATAATTCCAATTTTTAATATGTTCACTCCAATCTGTAGTACTTTCTAAGAGTAATGGTCCATAAGTCGCATTTAAGTACATTTTTAAGGCACATGCAGTAGTTCCTTCTTTTTTCTGTGAAGATGCAAGATCGCTGACAGTTTGGGTGTTTTCGCTGTTAGCCCCTAGAAAGATTCCATAATCACAATGAGCTTTGTTCTTAGCTAACTGACTCACTAATTCAAAAGAGTCTTTATCTACAATAGCTGGACTAGTATTGGGCATTGCGCAAATAGCCGTAATGCCACCTGCAATAGCACTTTTAGTTCCCGATTCCCAATCTTCCTTATATTCCCCTCCTGGCTCACGCATATGAACATGAACATCAATCAATCCGGGAAGTCTTACAATACGGTGACGTGTTAAACAGTCAATTGATGTGTCAACCCAAATTTGTCCTTTTTGTTCCGAGTAAAAGACTTGAAGACTCTTGACAAATAATTTTGCCCACTTAATATCAGTAATTAGTGCAACGGAATGATCGATTGCTGTTCTACGAATAAGGTACCCAAGAGTCTTAGAATTTGAATGTTGAATATTACGTGACACGTTTATGACCAAACCAATCTCTTTCTGCTGAGTTCCCATTTCGCGAGGAGATGTTTGACCAATCTTTTCAATACATGTATCACTATCAACTTCAGTAATAGTGATATTATGTTCACGAAAATAGTCGCATGTACCTCGTGTTCCATAGAGTTTATATCCTAGATCTTCCAAGATTTTGGCTGAATCTATAAATTCTGACTTGAATTTGAAAGCACCAAGAGAGACCAAGATTCCTGATCCCAGTACAGGTAGTTTAAAATCAGATGCTTGAATAGCTTTAATATAGGCCTCATGAATATTTCTTCCATAGCATGCGATTTCACCAGTTGAAACCATTTCTACACCTAAATTAAAATCTGCGCCTTTTAGTCGCGAGAAAGAAAACTTTGGAACTTTAATACCTACGTGATGGGTTTCCAGTTTTTCGGGAACTTCTATCATATTATGATCTAACATAGCATCAATAGCCACTGCAATTAAATTCAGGTTCAAGGTCTTGGAAACAAATGGAAAGGTACGCGATACTCGCAAATTACACTCGATCACCTGGACGTCATCATTTTTAACCATAAATTGCATATTAAATGGACCCTTGATATTCATTGCCTTGACTAATTTATTGACTGACTCTTTAATACGTTTAAGCGTCAATGAAGTTAAATCTTGCGGTGGTAAGACAATAGTTGAGTCACCTGAATGAACACCCGCGTTTTCGATATGCTCGGCAATTGAAATGACTCTTACTAGACCTCCACTGGCGACTGCATCAACCTCCACTTCTTTAGCATCAGATATGTATTTACTAATGACTACGGGGTGTTCAGGGGAAACCTCCGTAGCATAAGTTAAATATTCCTCTAAATCATCGCGACTATAACAAACATTCATAGCAGCTCCACTTAGAACGTAAGATGGTCGGATTAGACATGGATATCCGACTCTTTGACAGAATTCAATGGTATCATCTAAACTTTGTAGTTCTCTCCACTCTGGTTGCTTGACCCCGATTTGATCTAAAAGTCTGGAAAACTTATAACGATTTTCGGCAATGTCAATTGTTTCTGGAGATGTTCCAATCACATTGACATATTGACGATAGAGAGGCATACTGATATTGTTAGGAAGCTGACCACCCATCGATAAGATAATACCATTAGCTTCCTCTTGTTGATAAATATCCATTACTCGTTCAAAACTCAATTCATCGAAATATAATTTATCAGCCTCGTCATAATCGGTACTAACTGTTTCCGGATTACAATTAATCACTGAGGTATGAACACCTTTCTTTCGTAATTCTCGTATAGCGTTGACACAACACCAATCAAATTCAACACTACTACCAATTTGATAAACTCCCGAACCTAAAACAATCGTGGTTTTGGTGTCAAAATCAATATCATGAGTAGTTGCACTGTATGTAGTATAGAGATAATTGGTTTCACATGGTGACTCACCTGCCACAGTATCAATTTGCTTTACTTTAGGAATTAAATGGAATTGCTCTTGTCGCTGTTTTCTTATAGCTATTTCAGTGCTACCACAATATCGTGCTATTTGTTTATCACAAAAACCTAGAATCTTGGCTCGAACCACTAGGTCAAGATCAAGGTGACTAGAGTCTCTAATATTCTCGATCTCCTTTTGAGTCGATATGATCTTTTCAAACTTATGTAAAAACCATGGATCAATGTTTGTAAGTCTATATAATTCGTTGACATTTAGCCCCTGATAAAGAGCATTTCCTAAATATTGAGCCCTTTGATGATTAGGTCGATGAAGATCGTCTTCTGTACTAGTCATTTGCAAATGATCACCCATTAAACCCAAAACCATATTATCAGCCATTCGTAATGCCTTTTGAAATGACTCCTCGAAATTACGACTAATGGCCATGGCCTCGCCAATACTTTTCATAGAAGAGTCTAAAGTCGTATCAACTTGTGGAAACTTTCGTAAATCCCAACGTGGTACCTTAACCACACAATAGTCTAAACTCGGTTCAAAACAAGCTGAAGTACTACCTGTAACTGAATTTTTAATATCCAAAAGCGAATATCCTAAACTTAGTTTGGCCGCAACGTATGCTAATGGATAACCAGTTGCCTTGGAGGCAAGAGCACTTGATCTTGAAAGACGAGCATTAACTTCGATCACATAATATTCACGACTATGGGGGTCTAGAGCAAATTGGATATTGCATTCACCAACAATATCTAAACTTCTAATCGTTTTGAGAGCACATGTTCGCAACATCTGATAATCGTGGTCATCTAAGGTTTGTGAGGGAGCTACAACCATTGATTCACCAGTGTGAACTCCTAAAGGATCAATATTCTCCATATTGCAAATACAGAGACAGTTATCATATCGGTCTCTGACTACCTCATATTCTAACTCTTTCCATCCTGCCAAGGATTTGTCAATAATCACTTGATTTGAAAAACTAAAGGCAGTATCAATTAGCTTCTCCAATTGAGACTGATCATAAGCAAATCCCGAACCCAATCCACCCAGAGCATAAGCTGCCCTAATCAGCAATGGAAATCCCATAGTTTGAGCAACAGCGATGGCGTCTTCGGGAGTAGAAGCGACCTGACTTGCAATAGCTTTTTCACCAATTTGTGTCAAGTGATCCTTGAATATATCTCGATCCTCAGTCTTAATTACGCTAGAAATTGGACTGCCCAGAATTTTGACTCCATATTTATCTAAAACACCATTTTGTTGGAGTTTTAGACCGCAATTCAAGGCAGTTTGACCACCAAATGATATAGTAATATAATCGGGGCGTTCTGTAATAATAACTTTAGTTACATAGTCAAGCTGGACCGGAATACTATAAGTTTTATCAGCTAAGTCCTTAGAAGTCTGAACAGTTGCGATATTAGGATTGACCAATATAGTAGTCAAACCCTCTTCTTTATAGGCTTTAATAGCTTGACTTCCCGAATAATCAAATTCACCTGATTGACCAATAGACAATCCACCGGAACCTAGAATCAACACTTTTTTATTCTTAGTCACTATATCTGAGTCAATGTTCTTTACCGTAGTTAAATGTGTTCGTATATCTGACCGATTTAATCGATTTTCGATCAGAAGCTGAAATAAGAATTCTGAATCACTGGGACCAGGACCGGCTTCGGGATGAAACTGAACCGAGCAAAATGGATAGTCTCTATGGACCATCCCTTCATTCGAACCATCATGAGGATTAACAAATAAGGGCTGCCATTCATTGGTATCATTAATTCCCGCTGACGGTATTACTGGCAAATCTAAAGCGTAACCATGATTTTGACTAGTAATAAGAGCTCTATTAGATCCAACTAATTGAACCGGAACATTAATTCCACGATTACCGAAATTCATTTTATATGTTTTGAAACCAGCTGACAGACCCAAAAGCTGATGGCCAAAACAAATACCTAGGATCGGCCTGGCTCTGTTGTGCAGTTTCTTTAATTCGTTGTCCGAATGAGTTCTCAGTCGTTTAATTAAAGGAGTCAATTCTGAGCAACTTGGGTCTCCAGGACCATTAGAGATTAATAAACCGTCAAAATCTTCGTATAATTCAGTATCATTCAAGAAATCATAATTCCAATTAACAACGGTCACCACTGTGGCTCCATACTTAAAGAGCATATTAATTTGACTCTTTTTGACTCCGCAATCAATAACTAAAATATGAGATTTCCGTTGATTTGACTCAAATTCAGCTGGAGGATGAAACTCTACCTTTCCAACATTATTTGAAATAGCAACCTTAGTTACAGGATGTGGTCCAACATCCAATAAACAAGTTTCCATTTTATTTGAATCTAATTCTTCGGAAGATTTAAAGGTCATACATGACGCGACAGTTCCATGTTCACGAATCAATTTAGTTAGATTCCTCGTATCTACACCTTTAATTCCTGGTATTTGGTGGGTCTCTAACCATTGATTTAGAGACATTTTGCTATTCCAATGTGAAGGATGATCAACAAGTTCTTGAATAATTAATCCAGCGATTTGGGGTTTCTCTGATTCCAAGAAAATGTGATCTGGAACACCATATGAACCAATAATTGGATAAGTTAAAACTAAAATCTGATCTTTAAATGATGGATCGCTAAGCGATTCTGGATAACCAACCATATTAGTTGAGAAAACTAATTCTCCTTTAATGGTGAGGTCAGAATTATAGTATCCAAATGGAGTTCCATTAACTGATGTTCCAAGACTAGGAATATGGAGTTTGGCTGACATTTGTTTATAAATTTATAAGAACATTTTCATTTTTTATCGCAATCCGAACGAAAACTTACAAATAAAATTATTTTTGTCGTATCACAGGTAATTTTATTTGTAATGAAAATGATCTTTAACTTCCAGATATATTTAGAGAATGGTCAAGTATTCATTTTTTCAAAAACGGGAATAGTGAATCTTTTTTATGTAAATGTAGATTCCCATATGCATCAAATTCAAGTATAACATCCCATATTTTGTTTCTTATATAGCTAATAAGTCGTTGGAGTATTTTTTTCATTTTCCAAGAGCTAGCTATCCACTCAGGATCTGGGAAGTCACCAGCTGCAGCCTTTTCGTACTTACGATAAGTTTTATATAATTTTGCCAAAGTGGGATCAGATGACGATCTAGAAAAGAAACCCTTATCATATAAAGCTGGTATAACTACAGATGACATATTTTCATCTGTGATATGGTTCCAATCTGATGGTTCATATATAAAAAAACTTGGAAACTTACTTGCAAATTCTTCAGTCGTGGACTGACTCGAGAAACGCTGCAGCTTCGGGCTCTGTATAGTCCTAAATTGTCTAGCAGACTTATGACTTTGTGTACTCCTAGATGGAGTCATGCGCGTTGTGGTGATAACAGGAAGACTCGGCACGTTACGATTCATATCTGATAATTATATTATATCATCACAAATTTACCAGTGCATAAAATTTAAATAATTAGCTCTCTTTTGTTAAACATAGAAAAATAGAACATCATAAACATTAAAGGATTAAAACATAGTGTGGAAACGCTTACATAATTTGCGCCCTTTTCCAAATAATTTGTAGCATCCTTTCGACTTCTAACCCCACCTCCAGCAATAATGATAACGTCATCATATTTTTCTCGTGTTGACTGAATTCGCTTGGAAGTATAATATCGTAAACTCGGACCACTTAGTCCTCCTCTACCATTAGGTAGTTTTAATGTGTTGGAGAAGTGGAATTGGCGAAAGCCTTTATGATAAAGACTATCAATTTGTTCTTCGGAACATTCGGGACCTAATTTAGCAATACACCAATGTCTCTTTGAATTCAGAAACTTTTCGATACCAATACTACTCAGATTATGTTCTAAATTGGGACAACTTAAATTGAGTTCCAAATCAACATTCTCTGGCACTGTTTCTAATGCCTTATCTAAATCACCATTGGCTAGTAAAGCCAGACTAAGTATCGAACCGGGTTTATAATGATCCACCGCCCATTTCAAACCTTTATTTCGTAAACCAATTTTATTAATCCAACCGCCATATTCGAAACTATAACGAAGAGTCCTAAAAATTTGTCCAATTAAACCAGGTCTAGGCTCAATAGTAAAACTACCTCGAATTGGTATAGTATTCGGCAAATTAAGGTAATTTCCAAATGGTGGGTTAACGAAAAATGTTACCATATTACACCTTCCGAAAGAACCTATACTTAAATTAATTTGTGTTTAATTTTCCAAAAATTGTGAAATTTTTATCTTTATATAGGATATAGACAACATGAACAATAATAACGAAACAAATACAGGGGCACGATTCGATGAATCGGAATCTGCTTTACAGATTCCCGTAACACCATCCCCCTTAGCCCCCTCACTTGAGGAACCTGTAGTTGAAGAACCAGTGGTTGAAGAGCCCACTGTCGAAGAGCCTGTAGTTGAAAAGCCTACCGTCGAAGAACCACTTGTTGAAGAGCCTGCTGTCGAAGAACCACTAGTTGAAGAGCCAGTTGTAGAAGAGCCTGCCGTCGAAGAGCCAGTTGTCGAAGAACCAGTTGTCGAAGAACCACTTGTTGAAGAGCCTGCTGTCGAAGAACCACTAGTTGAAGAGCCTGCTGTCGAAGAACCAGTTGTTGAAGAGCCTACTGTTGAAGAGCCTGCTGTCGAAGAACCAGTTGTTGAAGAGCCTACTGTCGAAGAGCCAGTTGTTGAAGAGCCTACTGTCGAAGAACCAGTTGTTGAAGAGCCTGCTGTCGAAGAACCAGTTGTCGAAGAACCACTAGTTGAAGAACCACTAGTTGAAGAACCACTTGTTGAAGAGCCGGTAGTCGAAGAGCCAGTTGTTGAAGAACCACTAGTTGAAGAGCCAGTTGTTGAAGAACCACTTGTTGAAGAGCCAGTAGTTGAAGAACCACTTGTTGAAGAGCCGGTAGTCGAAGAGCCATTTGTTGAAGAACCTTGTGAAACATCTCAAAGCGATGACACCCATGGAGAATCTGGTTTTTTCCGAAGCGTTTGGGTTCGAGTTTGGTCATTTTTGTCTCGGCTTTATGACTATTTGAATTACTGGTAGTTTTAAGAAAATTCTTCATGACAACTATGCAATAATAATATAGGAAAAAATGGGTGCAATTATAAACACTTATTTGTAATTTCTCTGTTTAGATTACTCAAATTTTTCCTAAATTATTACCATTATCCACTATCAATAACACTCAAAGATATTATTACCAAAAAAATTACACCACATCATGTTATTTCGAGACGGCAACAGCATGAATAGGTTCGCTATTACCCTTACTTAAATGGTGGATATTTGTTATATTCATAAGCCCGTCCTTCAGGAGTTACACGATAACTATAACGCTGACCGTGACTATCACGCCAATAATATAGCTTATTCTTGCGAAATAGATTTAAACGACTGCTACGTTCTGGATGATTATGAGGGATATGAGGTTCCTGGTGAGAGATGTGATGTTGCTCATGGTGAACTACGGGTTCAACCCATTCATGAACCGCCATTGGTTGTTCAACAATTACCGGAGGTACAGGAGGTAGTGGGCAACAGGCATGATCCACGACACATGGATTTGCATGGGAAACACAATGTGGTGTTGTATTACAGACGTCCATTTATGAATATAAGTATTTGGAATTTCGGAAATTTTTTTTCTGTCAAACATTAATTGATATTACTATACAAATATCAATCGATGTTCGATGAACTCAACTGTAATTTCTTAAGTGGATTTATAGGTTGTTCAAAATATAAAACCAGAGAATTTCGTAATGAATATAGGAAATTGGTAAAACCTACTTTAATTTCTGGAATGTACTGATATCGGAATCATCTCGACATGAAAGACTTGTCACTTTTTGAAATGGTTTAGTGTGCATTATCGTAAGATCTATCGTAGTCTGTTTGATCTTTTGGGACTAGTAGATCCTTATAATGAATTGAATAGTCGGTGGAGATTGGAGTTAGAACGCTATATTTTTAAGTAAGCTATTTCGATCGAGGCAAGCATAACTCACTGGGACTTGATCCGTAAAGCGGATCTTGTTTGTTATAAACAACCACTCGACGTTTTTCTTTCTTTTATTATATAGTTATCACATAAATGAAAAATAATCCATATAATCCCCAAAGATGTCACCCAATTCAACTTACTCGCGGTCCTCTTAAATGGAACCAATTAACAAGCACCGACGACGATCCTTGTGCCATCACTAAACGAGAACAAGAGTCGACATATCCTGGTGCTTGGAATGTGACCGCTTTCGATCCCATGCCGGAATCTTCGGCTGATCACCAGGAACGATTGTCTACCTTAATGAGTCACCAGAAACCTTATTATACGGGAGGTACTTATATTGATTGTGATAGCAAATTAGTTCATCCTCCTTTGACTAACTTAAGAACGATTAATCAACTTTTCACTCGACCCTATGTTGGAAACTATCAAGGTCCAGGACGTCATAGTAAATGCCCTAACACAATGGACACTGAAAGTCGTCTTTGGCAAGGTGATTTTGATCCCCACATCAAGTCTTGTGGAAGAACAGGTGGTCTAGACATTACTACATATGCTTTAAATTATTTACCATGTTTTGGTAATCCTCAAAGAGTTGATCGAGTAGTCGAACCTGTACCTGACGTGGGTGGTTGGATTCGTGGTGGTGAAAATACACGTGATTTTGTTCGTCGTGTTGATTACCGTCGCCGTTGTTTAAACAAAGAAAACAGTCAGATTTTACAGAGGCGGAATGACTGATTAATTGAAAACAACGCCGAACTTCGCTTATCATTGCTTTGCAACCTGATATTATAGTGATTTCCACTATAAACTTAGTTGATCTTAATTTTCGTTAATCGAAGTTTTTAATTAACGAAAACTAAGTCGAATTATTATCCAAATCTGAACTAGATTTGTCTGCTTCGGCATCTATAGACTGATTTGCTGTTGAATTCTTGGCAAATTTATTAAAATCCCTTTTTGCTAGTGTGATAGTATATCTACCTGGATGTCTACGTAAATTAGACTGCTTATAATTTTCGATTAGAAGACTATTGCCGGAATTTACATATTCTAATAACTTGTCGGCACTATTAATATTCCCAATGGTTTCTTTGCTTCTTTCGACCCATATACCTGGGTTTATGGTAATAGAACCGCTCTTAGTGTTTTTATATAAGGTGACAGTCATTTACAAGCGAAGTTGGTCCGTGAAATGGAATTTAACTTATAAATAATTAATATTTTAATCAATTTTTGTAAAGTTAAGAATATGACTGACCGCTTCAAAGACTAAGTTAAGAGATTTTTAACAAATTGGTTCTAGAGAATTCTTCTTACTAATATATAAGAATACAGACATGTCTTGGAGCAGGTCCCGATACGACGCTTGCAGTTATAATAAGGAACTACGCCAGTCTACTGGTGTTTTAGATTATCTTCTTGATCCTAACAAGTTTTACAATTGTAATCCGTGTCGAACTGAATTAGGTATTTTTGCTGGCAACAATGTCAGTCTTTCTAAGGATAACCTTGTCAATGTCGAATCTGACCTTCGTAACCAGACTCGCCAATTAAGTCGTTGTCCTGAACGCAAATATTTACCAGAGTGCGCTGAAGGGTGTGATTGCAATGAGGGTCTCCCATGTGGTAGCGATAGCTGTCGTGATCGTGAACCTCGTGACCACCTTCCAACTTGTAATATTATTCAATATCCGCCCAGAGTTGATCACGTTGGTTATAGTCTCAAGTATCCTGGTTGTCCCGTTGAAAACACACCATCTATTGATGGTCAACCCATGAAATTCCAACCTTACATCAACCCCATTCAATTCAGCGATGCTGCGGCCGGCGTTAAACAGGTTGTTGATGGAGCTTCTAAAGCTTGTAATGTAGCTGAAAACCGTTATGGTGCAGGTAACTAAGTGGAACCAAATAAAGATGATTAACTACAGAACAGAAGATTTTTCTGTTCCGAAGTTAAGAGTTATCTAATTATTATAGTATACAAGTTTTATGTCAGCAAACGCAAATACAAACAACACTCAAAATTTTTGCGGACCCAGCAACCAGACATATCGCGATAGTCAACCACAATTAGGTGGTAACTGGCAGAGACTTAAGTATGATGCCGGTAACTTTTCCCGTGATATTCAACAATCAACTCGTCCAATGGAATTTGTTCTTGATCCGACTAGTGTTCACCGCTGCCATCCCTGTAGACCAGAGGAAATTGGATATATTGGTAAATTTGGTGTTAGTTATGATACCAATAATGCTTTGACTGATACTGAATCTGAGCTCAAAAATTTGACTCGACCAGCCACCAGAGATCCCAACTTTAAATATATACCATTTTGCCCAAATTGTGGCAGTAAAAAAACTAATTGTGGGGATTCGGCATGTTTAGAAGGATATCCTTGCGGTGGAGGTGTAGTGGCAGGATGTGAGAATTGCCAACCCAAGCTTTTTCACTTCTCTAGCTGCGGTTTACGTCGAGAATTCAGTCGCATTAGTAATCCAACCTGTACTCTTCGTGAAACAGGTGTTAACCGTTTCCAACCCACTTATCTAGATCACCAGGATCCCACTCGTTGGGAACACCCCGGAGAAACTGGAATTAATTATCGTTTGGTCGCCAAAGATAATCATGTCCCTTGTATCCCTAAACCGATTGACCAAACTCCCGCTTTACCCCAACCTCGACCATTACCCTGCCAATCTATCGTGCCTGCCTGTGCTAATCCAATTGTTCCGCTACATAATCATTATCGGGCAACCACCACAACATGCGTACCCAAAAAATAATTCATCTAATTTTGGGAAGTACTAATT